ACGAGGTTGAGATAAAGAAACTACAAAGAGATATTAGAAAAGAAAAAGACCCATTAGAGAAAGAACTTAAACAAGTAGAGCTAGAAGAAAAACTATATGGTAAAGCACAAATGGAACTTGTTGCTAAACATAGAATGAGAGAAGTAGCCACTTGGTCTAAACTTAAAAAAGAGTTTCATGATGGCTCATTTGATGACAAAGATGTGAACACACACCAAGCTAAATCATACCTGTTAAGATTCCAAAGACAAAAAGAAACTATAACTCCTGGTACAACACAACCAGAAGTGTTTAACATATTAGGACAACTAGAGGCTTTAGAAAAAGGATTGAAAGAAAAAACTTTGTCTTTAGATAGTAAGAAAACTAAAAAATTAAAATGAAATTCGACTTTGTTTATTTAGGTCAAACGGTTTTAAAATATCAGGTGCCTCTTGAAATATTTGTAGGTCTTAATGAAATCTATGAGAGACAAAAGAAACAATTACCGAAAGCTAACAAACAGTTAGTGGGTAAAATACAAGACGAAGTATCTTTATTTTACTCTGGTCCTAACAACGATAAGATGCATCAGCATTCTTTTTTACCACAAGACATACTTCAGTGGTTTGACTCTATATTTAATCACTATTTAACTTGGAATAAAATTGGTGAAAACTATAGATCTATAAATTCTATTTGGGTTAATGAGATGAAAGCTGGCGAATATAACCCTGTGCATATTCACCAAGGTAAAATGTATACAGGACTATCGTCTGTAATGATTTTAAAATTACCAAAAGAAACAGGCGTAGAATACTCAGCACCAGAAAAACCTATGAATGGTAGACTACAAATTATAGGTGCAGCTAATGGACAATTTTCTAAAACAGATTACTCACCTAACATGAAGATAGGTGACTTTTATGTTTTTCCTTATGACATGAGACACTGCGTTTATCCATTTAACGGAACTAAAGAAGTTAGGAGAACATTGGTTTGTAATGTGGATGTTGATTACAATCCCGTATCTTCAAGAACTGGACAAGGACAATTTGAATGATACCTAGAATGCCAAGATGGCAATCTTATGTTGCCACAACTACACAACCTATCTTTACACCTGAACAATGTAAAAAAATTATAGAGGCTGGTCATCAGTGTAAACCCGAAGAAGCAAAAGTGGGCGGTGGAGATAAAGGACAATATGATACAAAGAAACGAGTGACAACAATCTCTTGGATACCTTTTGATAAATTACCACAGATGTATAGAGTCATTGAAAATCAATTATCTATTGTAAATTTAAATCACTTTGGTTTTGATGGTATGAAACTTACAGAGCCTGCACAATTTACCGTATATCCTAAAAAAGGCTTTTATGATTGGCATATGGATTTAAATGCTTTTGGTGAAGAAGGTCAAAATCCAATTCGTAAAATATCCATGACTTGTTTATTATCAGACCCATCAGAGTTTACAGGTGGGGATTTATTGTTTCAAGAAATGGGTGATCAAAAACCATTACAATTAAAACAAGGGCAAGCTATATTTTTTGCATCATTTTTAAGACATAAAGTTGCGCCTGTAAAAAAAGGTGTAAGGAAATCTTTAGTGATGTGGTTTGGAGGGCCACCATTTAAATGAGTCAACTTCAAAGAAAAATACTATTTCCAACGGCTGTTTATTTTAAAGATATACCTAACTCTAAAGAACTTAATAAATATCTATTTAAAGAAATAAAGAAGTGGCGTAAAGCAGATCCTAAAGGAGAAACAAAAACTAACTCTGGTTTTGGTTGGCATAGCAAAACAGATATGGATAAAAGAAAAGAGTACAAACCTCTTATTGATGAATTATTTAAAATGGCTTACGAGTGTAATCAAGACTATGGTATTACAGGTAAATTAGGACTTGGTAATATGTGGGCTAATATTAATCCAACCTACAGTTACAATAAAACACATACACACCCCAACTCTATGTGGTCAGGTGTATACTATATTAAAGTTCCAAAAAATTCAGGCAAACTATTTTTAGAGGATCCTAGACCAGGACCAAATCAACATATGCCTAGAAGAGTAGATAATCTACCAGAACAACTATGGAGAGTATGTGCTTATGAGCCTATGGAAGGACGTATGATTTTTTTTCCATCTTGGCTTCCCCACGGTGTTGATATAAACATGAATACTGACAAAGGTGAAAAGAACTGGAGAATATCTGTATCTTATAATTTTATACAAATATGAGTTTTAAGAAAAATAAATATCAAGTTATACGTGGTGCTATATCCAAAGAGATAGCAGACATAGCTTATAGCTATCTACAAATATCTGCTGAAGCAGATCACTGGATGTTACAGAATGGTGTAACACATCCTGGAAATAAACTTATAGGTAATTTTAAAGATGAACAAGTTCCAAACTCTTATGCTAAATATGGCGATAGACTCATGGAGACACTGCTTGTTAAAACTATAGATGTGATGCAGAAGAAAACAGGACTTAAATTAGTGCCCACATATTCTTATTGTAGACTTTATAGAACAGGTAATATTCTTAAAAGGCATAAAGATAGACCTAGCTGTGAGATATCTACCACACTAAATCTAGGTGGAGATAACTGGTCCATATTTATCGATCCTACGGGGTCTGACAACGTCATAGACGAGTATAAAGGCATACATAAGCCTGGAGCACCCAAAGGTGTAAAAGTAGACCTAAAACCAGGAGATATGCTTATTTACTCTGGATGTGAATTAGAGCATTGGAGAGAGCCTTTTCAGGGCCAATTATGCGGTCAAGTATTCCTACACTATAATCATGCGGATGGGAGGTTTGCAAAGAGCAATTTGTATGATAAAAGACCTATGCTAGGAATAGTCAAATAACGTTGAATATAAACGCTATCTATTATAATCTGGAGGTCTATGGCGTTACAAAAAGTACAATTTTTACCAGGGTTTAATAAACAGCTAACTGCAACTCAAGCTGAGGGTCAGTGGATTGATGGTGACAATGTTAGATTTAGATACTCAACACCAGAAAAAATAGGGGGATGGTCACAATTAGGTGAAAATAAATTAACAGGTGCAGCTAGAGCCATGCACCATATTGTTAATAAATCAGGTAATAAGTTTTCTATTATAGGAACTAACAGAATTTTATACGCATACTCAGGTGGTGTGTTCTATGACATACACCCGATTCGAGCAACCACAACTTTAACTAATGCTTTTTCAACCACAAATAATTCAGCGGTAGTTACAATAACATTTTCATCAGATCATAATCTTCAAGCAGGAGATATTATTTTATTAGATAATTTTTCTACCATCACTAATTCTAATTTTGGTGCATCTGATTTTGATGACAATAAGTTTATGGTAACTTCTGTAGAATCTTCAACAGCCATAACAATTACTATGTCATCAACAGAGGGTGGCTCTGGTGCAACGACCTCTGGTGGTATTAGAGTGCAAGCTTATTACAATGTTGGACCTGCGGGACAACTTCCTGGATTTGGTTGGAGTTTAGGTCAGTGGGGTGGAACTGTATCTGGTGAGGCTACAACAAGTTTGAACGGAGGTATCAACTCTTCAACAACGACAATTGTTTTATCTGATGCTTCTTTGTTTCCAACATCAGGAACAAGTTTTATTCAAATAGGAAATGAAGAAATTTCTTACACAGGTATATCAGGCAACACCCTAACAGGTGTAACAAGAGGAGTTAGAAATACTACGGCTGCATCTCACTCGAATGCAGACACTGTAATTAATTCTACAGACTATGTAGCGTGGGGCGAGGCTGCATCTGGTGACTTAGTTGTTGATCCAGGTATGTGGTCAATAGATAACTTTGGTGATAAAATTATTGCACTCATACATAACGGACAAGTATTTGAATGGGACTCAAATGCGTCTGGTGCCACGTCAACAAGAGCCACAATTATTTCAGGTGCGCCAACAGCGTCGAGAGATATGATTGTATCTACACCTGATAGACACTTAGTATTCTTTGGTACAGAAACAACCATAGGGGATCAATCTACACAAGATCAAATGTTTATTAGATTCTCTAATCAGGAAGATATTAATAGTTATACGCCTACAGCGACTAACACAGCAGGCACACAAAGACTTGCAGATGGATCTAGAATTGTAGGAGCTGTTAGAGGTAGAGATGCGATCTATGTTTGGACTGACACAGCATTATTTACAATGCGTTTTATCGGTCCGCCTTTTACTTTTGGTTTTACACAAGTAGGTACTAACTGTGGATTGATAGGACAGAATGCAGCCGTTGAAGTTGATGGTGCTGCGTACTGGATGTCAGAAAATGGTTTCTTTAAATATGCTGGTGCTCTTCAAACTTTACCATGTTTAGTAGAAGATTTTGTCTATAATGATTTAAATACAACAGCATCACAATTAATTAATGCAGGATTAAATAATTTGTTTGGTGAAATTAATTGGTTTTATTGCACAGAGAACTCTACAGTTGTAGATAGAGTTGTAACTTATAATTACCAAGAGTCTTCTCCAGACAGACCAATATGGACAACTGGCACATTAGATAGAACTACATGGCAAGACTCCTCTGTATTTGGTAAACCACATGCAACAGACTATGACGCCGATTCAAACGCATCTTATGATGTTGTTGGTAACACAGACGGTTGCACTATTTATTACGAACATGAAACCGGCACAGATCAAGTTACATCCACAGCAGTAACAACAGTAGCTGCAAACATACAATCAGGAGACTTTGATATAAGTCAGGGTGGTGATGGTGAATTTTTTGCAAAGATTAGAAGGTTTATACCTGACTTTTTATCTCAAACAGGTAACACACAAATTACATTAAATTTAAGAAACTTTTCTAATAGCAGTCAAGCGAGTTCACCTCTTGGTCCTTTTACAGTTACATCATCTACAACTAAAGTAGATACAAGAGCTAGGGCAAGAGCTGTGTCTTTAAAAATAGCTAACACAGGATCATCACAGAATTGGAAACTTGGTGGATTTAGATTAGACATACAACCAGACGGAAGAAGATAATGGCAA